TTTATAAACAGTGAAAACTCACTTCTTACAGACGATAATGAAACGCCAGTGCCTGGCATTCGTAGTGCCGTAGCTTCCCGTGGCGGGTATTTAGGCTCGTCTACAAAAGTCTTTGTCGTGGGGAGCGGCAATCTCGCTCCGAGCTCGACGTATTCAATGTGGTTCGTTGATACAACTCTGTCGTTGCTTCCCACTGACAATAATAAGCATTATGGCGTACAGGTAGCCTACGGAGTATCAAGCAATGCGAGCACCAGAAGCACTTACCGACGTTTCCTTGTGGATGGAACTTGGACTGCATGGGGAAGCAACGACATCTAATCATAAATCACTAATACCCTATGATAACAGAAGAACAAATCCGTGACAGGGTATCTGAGCTAAAGACACTGAATGAATCCAGATTATCCAAGTATTACAGAAACTATAACTATTACAACAACACGCCCGCAGGAACCCTAAAGAACATTAGGAACCCTTCCATAGTCGGGCTTTACAACATCGAGGAATCCATTGAGACGGACACTACGCTTACGCCGTCACTTAACGTCATAAAGTCTTGTATCGACACGCTTACTTCCAAGATTGCGCAGTCAAAGGTAAGACCGTTCTTCAACTGTATCAACGGAACTTTCAAGGACATCAATGTATGCAAGAACGCACAGCAATACTTTGACCAGTATTTTGACATTGAGGAAGTCAACAAGAAAGTTTCTATGGCTTTCCGTGACGCCTGTATCTTTGACCACGGTGTTCTTTATGTAGATGCCGAAACAAAATCTATCACAAAGGCACTTCCGTGGCAAGTTTTCGTGAGGCCGGCTGAGCTTACATACAACAACATTACAAGGGCTTACTACTGCCAGAAAGATTTCCCTGTTTCAATGCTTCCAGAAAGATACCGCAAAAAGGTCTTGGAAAAGAACCCACAGCAGGAATACGTAACCTACGGTATCTACTATGACACCGTAGACCAGTGCAAGGCAGTTTACATTACTGAGCTTGACTTCGTAGACATTGAAAAGTATGAGGGAAACCGTGTGCCTTTCGTATTCCTTTGGTACAACAATCCAATCCACGGTGGCTCATCAGTGTCTATCGTAGACATGCTTTACGGAATCCAGACAGAAATCAACATTCTTATGTCAAAGGTAAAGGACGCTTCGCAGTTGACACCGGCGAACACAATCTTCCTTCCTGATGACGCTACAATCAAGTCTTCACAACTGAACAACCGAATCGGAAACATCATTACATACAAAGCAACTTCTGACATGACTGGCTCACCAGTTACGATAGCGACACCGCCTTTCATTGACGCAGAATACCTTGAGCTTATCAACAACCTTAAGGAAACCGCCTATGAAATGGTAGGTATTTCCCAGCTTTCGGCACAGTCAAAGAAACCAAGTGGACTTAATTCCGGTATCGCCTTGCAGACAGTAGAAGACGTTGAATCAGAACGCTTTGAAGAACAGCTTAACCAGGTCATAAGGTGCTATGTGGAAATCGCCAAGACTTGCCTTAGGGTATTTCCGAAAGATGAAACAATCCTTCCTGATACGCCTAACCGACTTGACGTAAAGTGGCGTGACATTGTTGATGAAGAAAAGAAAATGCAGATTCAGTTCAGTGCGGCAGACAGTCTTTCAAAAGACCCATCAACGAAGCTTCAGCAGTTGCAGCAGTTGGCACAGGTCGGCGTAATTCCACAGGAACGAATCGCACAGTTCATGGAACTTCCAGACCTTGAGGGTGGCTATTCATTAAGCAACAATGCTATCAACGCAGTCCTTTCTGTTATTCGTGATTGTATTGAATCAGACAACTTTGACGTGCCAGATTACATACCTATCCCAATGTTAAAGACCGAAATCATTAACACCCAGTTGTCGCTTAGGGCAGCTAACTTCCAGAAGAACCAGAAGGACATAGAAAAGCTTGACCAGCTTTATCAGATAGTCCTTGAAATGGAAACCCAGATGAACGCACCGACACCGGAAGAAGAAGCCATGATGCAGGAACAGGCAATGCAGGAACAAGCACAAATGCAACAAATGCAAGGTGAGCAACTTGTGGGGCAGCTTGTCAATGGTTTGGGTCAGGGACTTGCGCAAGGGCAACAGCCACCAGTGGACATGGACATGATGACCGGTCAACAAGGAATAACTGGCTGGGATGGACGTACCTTCAGTCAGGCACAACAGACACCAGTTCAGTAAAAACACTAATAAGCTAAAGAACTTTTTATAGGAGAAAAACTAATGGACGAACAGAAATTCATGGAATACTGGTCGGTCATCCAGCAATACTATCAGGAACTTTCAGAGCACATTACTGCTGTCGAAAAGAAAGTAGACGATGGTCTGGCTGAAAACGACAGGCAGATAAATGAGTTACGTACAACAGTCTATGACGAAATCATTAACCCAGCCAACGAATACATCGCCGGTCAGGAAAAAGAAGCACGATTTGATGACTTCAATGATAAATACGGTGACAAGCTCCGACCCTTCAATGAGGACTTGTCTATTCTTGAAGGTAGCGATTTTGATGCTGTCCGCTCGGCTTTTGACCAGTATGATGGTTATGAGGGCGAGAACAAGATGGACGAGGATGCTTTCGTTGACGCATTGGTAGAGGAACTCGGCAACAAGCTTTCTGAGATTAAGCACAAGCTTGGAGTTCCGGAAGACACAGAAATCGCAGTTCAGGAAACTGGGGATGGCGATGTTGAGGTCGTTACGGAAAACGGTGAAGTAGTCGCTTCAAGCGATGATGAAGAAAAGCCAGACGTAACAACCATTGAGGTAACGGAAGAGCCAAAAAAGGGCGAGGAAGACGGTGAGAAAGAAGATGACTCCGATGAGCTTGCCGCCTTTGAAGAAGAACTTAAAAACTACAAATAAGACACTAATAAAATAAAGGAGAATAAACATGGCAATCAGTGCTGAAAACTCTATCAGAGCAATGCTCAAAGTATACTATAAAGACGGTGTTGAGAACTTAATGTTCCGTAACTCACCAGTCTTGAAGAAAATTAAAAAGGAACGTGTAGAGGGTAAAACACAGAACTTCTCTGCAATGTATGGACGTGGTGGTGCAGTAGGTGGTAACTTCATTAAAGCACGTGACAACGCGGCAACTGTTTCAAAAGCAGTTGAGTTCGCAGTTGAACCAGGTCAGATTTTCAGCGTTTACTCAATGAACGCTAAAGAAGTTCAGGCTTCACAGACAAAACGTGGTGCTTACATGAAGATTGCGGGCGCAAAAATGTTCGCAGCTTCTGAATCATTCCGTAAGACTCTTGCGGCCGCCCTTTATGGTAGTGGTTATGGTGAACTTTGTTTCGCCCCAACCGCAACATTCACTGGTACAAACGAAGTAGACATTACACTTCCAAACCACGCTATCATGGCAATTGACATCGGAAGCCGATTGGAAGTTAAAGCAAGCATTAATGCTGCTAGTTCTAAAACAATCTTGGAAGTTACAGCAATCAATGGTACAACTGTTACTGTTCGCCCAACTCAATCTTATTCAGGCACATTACTTGCAACTGATGTAATCTGTCTTGATGGTTCACATGAAGAGAGCGCAGCTCTTCTTCCAGTCGGATTGGCAGGATGGCTTCCAACAAAACGAACAAACCTTGGTAATTCATTCATGGGCGTTACAATCCGAAACGTAGCTCCAGACCGCCTTGCAGGTGTATTCTATGACGCATCAGCAATCAACGAAAAGAAATCTACATCAGTCCAGAAACTCTTGCAGAAATGTCGCCGAATGGGTTCACAGGCTGACCTTATCGTTATGAATGACGAGGACTTCCTTGAATTCTCCGATGAAATCAGCACAAGCAACACATACTTCACACAGACTTCTACAAAAGCTAAACGTGAAGCAAATGTTGGCTTCGACAAGTTCTCTGCAAGCTTCTCAACAAACTACATTGAGAACATTGTTGATGACCCATACTGTCCAAAAGGACGCTTCTACATCCTCGACTTAGAGTATATAGCACTTTGGTCATACACAAACACTGACAAAGTAAATGACGGTGTTGAGGGCAACAACCCTGGAAAACAGGACCCAATGGAAATGGAAGGTGAGGGTAAGACTGAGACTCCTTACGGACTTATCATCGATGACTACCTCAACGTCCAGCCAGGAACTTCTACAATCAACGGTCCTGCTATGGAAGTAACATTGCAGATGTTCGGTTCATTCGTAGTAACTAACCCATCAGTTTGTGGAGTCGGACTATTTTATGGAGCTAGTGGCATAGCTTAGTTCTAAACGCAAAAACAAAAAGCCCCTATTAT